TTCTTNAGCCCTCCAGGGTTCTTTGCCCCACCAGGGTTCTTNAGCCCTCCAGGGTTCTTTGCCCCACCAGGGTTCTTNAGCCCTCCAGGGTTCTTTGCCCCTCCTTCATTCGTGAGCTACATCCCTTGGTTTGGACCTCCTTGTGTGGAAGAAAATACNCTTGTAGATACTATGGACGGTCAAGTACCAGCCAAGTTCTTACAGGTCGGAGATAAGGTAAAGTCTGTTATCATTAATGAAATTGATGTAGACACAGCAGATTCATACCAGATATCTACTTGGAATTCAAATGACCTAACAATTGGTAACTTTGTAGAAACTACAATTACTTCAATTGAAGAAACACAAGAAGCAGATATTATGTACTTCAATAATAATATCGACACCAAGGTAACATTTACTCAGCCAGTATTTATTAAAACAATTGCTGGAGAGTATAAGATCAAGGAAGCTTATTATGTTGAAATCGGAGAGTCATTAGTTATAGTAGATTCTTCAGGTGCAAAGCAAGAAGTAGAAATCACCAAAGTTGATTATCTAACCGATGCAGTGTACAATGTATATCAATATAACTGTGAACCGTACGACTGGTTCTTCTTAAGTGGAGTGCTTGTACACAACAAGTAATTCTTTAAAAGATAGGACATAAAATGTCAAGTGCTGGACCAAAATTAATTGATCCAACAAAGATTACTAAGACCTGGAGCGATAAATCCCAAATCGCTCCAGGTATAGTACTTTATAAAAATGTTTTAAGACCTGATTTAAATTTAATATCTAGGCTAGAAAAATCAATTGCAGATACTTCAAATCCACACAAATGGAGGGATGCAACAGTAGGTTATGGGTTTAAAAAGTTAGACTATAGAGACTGTGTAGATTTTAAATTCAGAAAAAGCGATTTGCATAGAACAGACGAGTCAACAATGGAGCTAAAGCAGGTCTGGCAAGACTCTTATGATGTCATGAATGAAGCCGTAAAAGACTATTGTTTTGATAATAGTTTATCCGAAATGGAATATTGGGAAGTAATGAACTTTGTAAAATATGGTGAAGGACAGCACTTCCAAGAACACACAGATCACGGGTATTCTTATAATGCCACTGTCTCTCTAGTTGGATATTTAAATGATGACTATGAGGGCGGAGAAATATTTTTTAGACTTCAGGGCCTAACAATAAAACCAGACGCTGGAGACTTATTGGTATTCCCATCAAACTATATGTATCCGCATAGAGCCATGCCAGTAAAAACTGGAGTTAAGTATTCTTTAGTCACAATGCTGGACTATACCGATAGAGGCCATGTTGTAGGAAATACATTTACCAAGGAGCAGTAATCTATGAATTTAATAAAGTTCATAGCTAACAGGCATTGGCTAAATCAAGATAGTGTAAGCAGGCCAGACAGTAGTTCAAAAAACATACCCGCCTGGTATAGGAATGCCAACAGATTTGCAATTGATGAAAATGGCAAATATTACGAGCTTGAATCAGGCGGTAAGATACCAACTTGGAAAGCATGCCCTGCCTTATTAGACATGTTTATGTGCGGTTATATATTAAAGACTCCATGCGATGTTTTATTTTATAAAGATGAAAATAATCAAATTCAAATTAAAATAGAAGACTCTAGATACGATGACTTTTGCGTAAAAAGAGATCAGTTAAATGAATTTAAAACTCCAATTGGATACTATAGCAATTCATTTGCTTGGGTAGGAGATTGGGGCATAGAGACTCCAGATGGCTACAGCGCCTTATATATGACTCCAGCAAACAGATTTGATCTCCCATTCATAAACACTACTGGCATTATAGATACCGACGAGACTGGGCTTCCAGGGTCACTCCCTTTCTTTTTAATTAAAGATTGGGAAGGAACCATTCCAGCAGGAACACCCTATGCACAGATACTTCCATTTAAAAGAGAAGACTGGAAGTCTGAACTAGTAATAGAAAAAGCAGGAACTATATATGATAGAATTAAAGTAAATTACAATAAGTTTAGAATACCAAATGGTGGTGTCTATAAGAATACCCTATGGCATAGAAAGGAGTACTTATGATAAATTCACCAATAAATAAAGAAATGCTAAAAGCATATCAAGAAGTTCTCCCTACACTAAATGACTGGGACAAGTCTAGACAAGCAGAGCTTTGGTCAAAAGATAGAATTGATGGATACCTTATGTATAAATTCCATAGAAGCTCAGCTAGAATAGTGGAAGAAACAGGCCTTCAAATACAAAGCTATTTATATGAAAAGTATGGAAAATCTGAAAAGCTTTTCCCACATAATTTTCAGGTGATAAAAATATCAGGCACATTAAAATCTTGCTTAGTAGAAAGTCCAATGAAATGCCAGACCATCACATTCCTAACTGGAGAATTTGAAAATAAAACAGTAGAGGCAGATGCCAATAGTTCTTTTGAATATACTTTTGATAAGCCAGTATATGCATTTGCCGCTTTGTGGTCAAATGAAATAAACCTAGACATTCCAAAATGGTTTAGAAGACCATATCATAGGATGTCTTATGAATAAAGTAACTTTAGCGCCAGGAATAGTAGTTTATAAAAACATTGAGATGAACATTATGCCTACTATACTTAATTTTAAAGACGAAGACTGGTCTGACGAATATGTACTACACGGCTCTGGGGTTGTTGATGTAGACAAAGAAGTTAGAAGCACTCGCTCATTTGAAGTACCGCATAATTTATTAAAAGCACAAAATCAAGATCTTTTAGAAATTTCAAATATAATAACATCTTCTATTAATGAAGCTGAGCAAGATTATTTCTTTGATCATTTTATAGAGCCAAGATCACATCAAGATTTTAAAATACTAAGATACATAGAGGGAGATCATTTTAGCTCACACTCAGATGATGGCGGAGGAACTTTTAGAAGAGTTTCAACTGTATATTATATTAATGATGACTACCAAGGCGGAGAAATTGAATTTACAAGGTTTGGAATATTGTACAAGCCAGAGGCAAAAGACTTTATAATATTTCCATCTTCTTATGCATATACACATAGGGTGCTTCCAGTAACAGGCGGAATCAGATATGCAATAGCTAGTTGGATAAGATGATAGATAAAGTAGAAGTAGTTAATAACTTTTTNTCTAAAGAAGAGATAGATGTTTTAATGAAAGAGTGTTTAGATGAAAATACANAATGGAGATATAGAGATACTCTTGTAAAGGTTCATGTTGCAAATTCAAATAGCCATGATACAATAAAATCTATTAAGTCAAGAATTGATTCATTTTTTAATAATCAATTTTATGTTCAAATAATAAGACATTTAAACAAAACAACTAAAGAGACCACCTGGCATAGGCACTATGACGCAGAGTCTGGCAATGGAACTGAGTATGGAGTTATACTATATTTAAATGATAACTTTGATGGCGGGGAATTAGTTTATCCAAATTTAAATTATACCTATACTCCAAAGGCAGGTGACATGGTAGTTCATCCAGCAAGTGAGAAATTTACACATGAAGTAAATCCAATTATTTCAGGTGAAAGATATACTTTAACTACATTTATTAGGAAGGCATAAAATGGATAACATTAATCCTAAAGTAAGAATTATAAAAAACTTTATAAGCAAAGATGAGTGTGACTGGCTAATAGACTATGCAAATACAATCAACCTATGGCCAAAAGCAAACAGATCCAGATCTATGTTTAAAACAGAAAAAGAATATCTGTCTCACGCAGAGCATTGGGATAATAGAAGAATTGAAATAAATACTCTATACGAAGAGGGTATGGATAAGCACATAGATTTATTTAAAAAAGTTGTCCCGATTCAAAGCAAAATGAAGGAAGAGGTTTTAGATTTCTTTAAGCCAGATTTTAATTTGTTTAGCGAGCTTTGGGAGATAGTTAAATGGGAGTATCCAAACTTACAGTATCCTCACATAGACTTCATAGATCCAGATTTTGATGAAAGCTTAGTTGACATAAATACAGTTCCAGAAGATTGCAGATACTTTTTTGATCCACAAAATATTGCTGAATATAAAAGGCTATTTACAAACAAAATGTATACATCTATGCTCTATCTAAATGATGATTTTGAGGGAGGCGAATTGTTTTTNCCTCAACATGACTTTACCATNAAACCAGAAGCTGGAATGCTCTTGGTATTTAGTGGAAGCATAGAGAACATGCATGGCATTAAACAAATACAAAGCGGCACTAGATATACGCATACTACCTTTTGGACAAAAGATATGTATAAATCAAGCCGTGTTGCAATAGATCATTTCAGGAATAAGTTCCCACACGAAAAATTAGTTGACTAAATCAAGCAGTTTAGATATAATAGATAAAGGAGATAAAATGAATCAGCCAGAAATATTAGCACCAGGTGTATTAGTTTATAGAAACGTATTCCCTGAAGAAATGAATTTGATTANTAGGTTAGAGGAATGCCTATCTGCCGACCCAAATGCAGAAGGAGTCGGATACTCAGACTCGCCACATGCCACCTATAAGTGGAAGCAGGCAACAACAGGGTATGCAAATAATGATCTAAAGTATAGAGATGCTTTTGATTTTAAAATTAAGAAAAACAATGAAGATGATTCTAACAAAAGCCCAGATCAAATTAAACTAGAGAAGATATGGGAAGACTCAAAGAATGCTCAGATTGGCCCAGTTGAAGATTATAGACAAAAGTTTAATGTTGCTCCATTAAAATACTGGGAGTCATTTAACTTTGTCAAGTACGGCCCAGGACAACATTTTCAAGTACACTCAGATCATGGATACTCTTACATATGCGTACTTTCTTCTGTAGGATATATAAACGATGACTACGAGGGTGGAGAGTTATTTTTTGATAAGTTTAATCTAAAGATTAAGCCTAAAGCAGGAGACCTATACCTATTCCCATCTAGCTATTTATTTTCTCATGCCTCTTTGCCAGTAACAAGCGGAACCAAGTATTCAATAGTAACAATGCTTGATTACTTAGAAGCACCTCATACCCCAGACTATAGAGAGATAGAAAAAAGGTATACTGAGGGATATGCCTAAGATACAAGCTTTTATTACTGGGGAAAACCCAGCAAACATAGAACAAATTTCTGTAAAACGAGACTGGATGGACGAGACTGCTAATAGGCATGCTTACAACTGTTTCCCAGTAAGCCTTTCCAATACTCTTGGTTGGGGCATTTCCTTTCCAGAAGATATTGAGTTTATTTGGGACGGAATATCTGATAGTAGTCCACATCATGTGAAAATAATATCAGGTGAAAAATATTGCAATTCAAATAGATCAAATGGCACAATAAGCTTCGTTACAGGGTTTACGTTCAAGACACAAGAAGATACAACAACATTAATAATGCCAGCTCCAAACTTTTTTATACCAGGTGGCCAAGCATTTACAACTGTTTTAACTACTTCATTTTTCTCAGGAGAGATACCAGTCGTATGGAAAATTACAGAAGCAAATAGGGTTATCAAGATACCAGCCAACACACCAGTAGCAACTATCATCCCAATTTCTCTATCTAGACTTAATGAGTTTGAGCTAGATATCTATGACGGATCTAATTATGTTGGCACTAAGTTTGATGGCAGGGCTTATGGCATGACAATTGATAAGTTAAATGCAGAAGGAAAGTGGGCAGGATTTTATAGAAATGCAACAGACCATAGGGGAAACAAAATAGGATCTCATGAGCTAAAAACATTAAGGTTAAAAACAAATGTCAAATAAAATTACGTTTCATTCTAATAGACTTTATAACATAATAACAGAAGACTATCAGCCAAAGCCTGCAAAAAATTTAACACCAGAATGGTTTAAGCAAGCAGACAAGTTTGAATTAAATAAACAGACAGGCGAGTATTGGCCAAACTCAGAAGGTGGCTTTGTAAGAAGTTTTAAGTCTTGTCCAGGCCTGCTAGACATATTTATAACTGGATATTTTTATGTTACGCCATGCGATATTGTTTTTAGTAAATTAAGCAACGGTGACGTAATGGCAACTCCAGAGCCAGGCTACGAAGACTTTGTAGGCGTTAGGGCACCCATGAACGAGTTTCCAGTTCCTCATGGATATCTAGATAGGCACTTCCATTGGTACCCAAATTGGGCTCCAGAAGTTCCAGAAGGNTACAGTGTCCTTTATGTAAATCCGATCAATAGATTTGATTTACCGTTTATAACTACCTCTGCTATAATAGATAATGACAAGATGAATACACCAGGATTAATTCCATTTTTCTTAAGAGATGATTTTGAAGGAAAGATTCCAAAGGGAACACCTTACTTACAGCTCATACCATATAAAAGAGAAGACTGGAAAATGGAGCCAAAGTTTCACGACATGGCCTCATTGCAAGAAAGACACAATGCACAGGCAAAAAAGTTTAGAACAAAAGACGGCGGAGCATACAAGCAAACCGTACGATCTCTTAAAAAATATGAATAGGTGAAAAAATGCAACCAACTAAAAGAGCAAGATATGCAAGAGAGACCATCACACCNTCTGGGTACTTTGGTAATTCTCCAGATAATGTAGTAGAACTAGAAGANATGGTAACGCCAGAAGAGCAGGACTATCTACTAGAGTTTGCTAGAAATAATACTGTCTGGGATGTAACTGAGTCACAATGGAATGAAAATGGAAATATAATTTATGACCATAGGGTTTGGGAAGATCGAGTTGCAACAAGAGACACTCTTTTAAAGGCAGATACGACAGGCGAAGTTGTAGCAATTCTAGGTCGGGTTATTGAAAGAATGACACCACATATTAGAGAAAAGTTTCAGGTTGAAGTAACTCCTACAGACGCTGCAATTGTAAGATGGCCTAAAGGAGCAATGCAATTTCCACATGCAGATAAAGAGCTACATGAGGGTCCAGATGCAGGAACCCCAAATGAGTTCCCATGGTATGACCTAGGCACAGTATTTTATTTAAATGACGACTATGAAGGTGGAGAGCTATTCTTCCCATTACAAGATATAAAGTTTAAGCCAAAGCCAAGAGCGGCATACTTTTTCCCAGGAGANAAGAACTATATTCACGGGGTTACAAAGGTTACAAGTGGGACTAGATANACTGCCCCATTTTTCTGGACTATTACAAAGTTAGGGTTAGAAGAGAATGACAAATAATTATGACTACACATCTTTTGAGTTACTTCCAAATGTAAGAATTTATCAGGGATTACTTCCAGATGCTGACAATCTTTATGACATAATGAAAAGATCTGAAAGAACATCAGAGGGAAAGTACTATTTAAGAACCTGGGACGAGTGGTCAATATTTGGAACATACTCCCAGCAAAAGCATAATGAAAGCGAAGCAAGAGAATTCGGTCCAATGTACGATGAAGAAAAGCATTTATCTGATCGTGTATATGAGGCATACAATACAGCAATTGAAGACTATGTTAAGACATACAATGTTGTAATGCCGCCTACATCCAAGCTTATGACCTCTTCATTTTCTAAATATAATACAAATATCGACACAATGAAAAATGAAATGACAATGCAGTACCACACAGATTATATTATATCTGAGCGAGACATGCCTGGACCAAAATTNCTATTAACATGTACNACCTATATAAATGACGATTATGAGGGCGGAGATATTGAATTTGTTATTGATGGAGTATATTATCCATATAAACCAAAAGCTGGAGACATACTTGTTTTCCCATCAACAGAGCCATATTTTCACGGCGTAAGAGTTATTACAAAAGGAGAAAAGTTTTTTATTAGAAACTTTATACAACACTATTTTGACGGTACCCCAGAATGGTTAGGTAACCAGAGACACTTTGGTGCCTACAGATGGGCAAAAATGGAGTCAGATAGAATTGAAAGAGAAAACCCAAAAAACATGAGGTATTCAAATAGAAAGCATTTAGGATATGAGTCATGAGTATTCCAAAAATTAGAGATGAATTTTTTATAGTAGAAAATTTTATTGATAAGGATACTTGTGAAGCAGTAATCAAATACTTTGATTACCTTGTAGAAAACAAAGTATTAAAGTGGAATGAGATATCATTCTATGGATCACAAGCTATGGGCTACTGGCCGACAGATGATAGGCTAAAGCTGTTTGGCCTGGACGCAGATTTTTTTGGCCAGCTTAAGCAAAAAATAAAATCTAAAACAGAAGAGCTGCTAGGCTTTGAAGTTAACGAAGTTAGCTACCACGCACAGAGATGGATCGAAGGAGCATTTGCAGACTATCATTCAGATAACTCAGATGAACATGGAAATCCAACTGCTTTTGAAAAAAGTAAGTATGCAGTATTTATTTACCTTAATGATGATTTCGAAGGTGGTCATTTAAAGTTTAAAGATGGAAG